AAGCAGGCCCGCTTAATTTGGGTGTTTGTAAAAAAATACCTTAAAAAGTGAGCTTGCCAAAGAGAGGGAGCGCTACGCGCTGCCCTCTTCTTTTTTTGTCAGCCGCTCGGCCATCTTTTCCAGCAGCTTCCACTCTTCGGGCGTCAGGTCGGCCAGCAGCTCAACCATGCGGCGCTTAAAAGGCTCGCTGTCATCGGCGACCAGACTGCCGACAAAGGCAGCGAGCTTTTCGTCCTGCGGGTTAAACATCTCGCCCTCGCCAGTGCGCAGCCAGATTTCGTTGACGTTAAACTCGCGGCAGATTGCACGGATTACGGCATCAGATGGTGTACGCAGGCCTATTTCGTAATTGCCGATAGTGTTTGCTTTGACGCCGACTTGTTCGCCAAATTCCAACTGCGTAAGCCCTAAGGACTTACGCAGTTCTTTAATGCGTTCGTTCACAAGATCACCTCCTTTAGCTTGACTTAATTATAGCACATGAACCCCACATAGTCAATATTTTTTTGCAAAAATGTGATAAAAAGTGTTGACAAGACCCACGACGTGGTGTATAATAATCACAGAGTCAAGAACGAACCACCACACAGGAGGACACAACAATGGCTGGCAATGAAAAGCACGTTTACAGCATTTATTATGACGGCATCGAGGACGGCGTGGAAATCGGGCTTTGCGTCGGCAGCGAAACCGGCATAAGTGAGGATGACGCGCTTGCAAAGTTTCGCAATGATTTTGCAGGATACTATACCAAAATCAATCGCGTCGAGATTTATAAATAAGCCGAAACGCCCCGGCGGGGCGTCAGCCGGGAATGGCCGCCCGGCTCTGATGATGGCAGGCCGCGAAAGGAGAGAGCAAAATGGCAAAACGCAAGAACAAACCGAATCCGGCCATGTATGGGGTAGACCAGCAGGACGCCGAACGCGCCGAGCGCATTATTGAAATGTGCCGCGGCATGGACGAAAAAGACCTTGCCAAGATGGCAAAAGCTGCGACCGCAATCAAGCTCGTTCGCGGCCTGACCGACAGCTTGACCGCATAAAGGGGGGCCTGAAAATGAAGCGTAAAACCGCAATCAAATTTATGATGAGCGCTTGCTGTAAAAAAATGGATCGGAACACGGTCACGCGGCTTTTTGACCAAGGCCGAAAAATTGCTCCTAATTATAGCAACAGCCAGATTCTGTACACATTGCTGTGCACATACGAAATATGGGCGAGGCTGGATGGTCAACTTGAGCAACAGGCCCGCGCGGCCACTAAAATTTGGGAACTTTTTACCCGCCAAACAAAGCGAGGGAGGGGTACAGATGGACAACACCGCATTACAACCTGTCCTTGACGCCCTGCTGGAAGAACTGGCCGCCCGGGTGGCGGGCAGGATCGCCCCGCAGCGCAAGGAACTGTACACCGTGCAGGATTTGTGCGAACGGTACGGCGTGAGCGACGACACCATCAGCCGTTGGATGCGGGCGGGGGAGTTTGGCGAGACCGTCAACCCGACGCCGCGCATTCACCTGGTGACGCTGGCGGGCATCACGGAGTTTGACGCCCAACACACCGGCCCGGCCTACGCGGGCCAGCCAGCTTTGCCCACCAAGCGCCGCGCCCGGGGCAACCCGGGGCCGATTTGAACGTGTCCAACCTGGACACAGGGAAGGAGGGGCGCAGATGACGCCCGAGGATATTGCCTGGGTGCAGGGCCGATTGCGAGACTGTAAGTATCTGGTCGGCACGCTGCACAAATGCGCCCAGTGCTTGGACGTGGGCGACGACGCACTGCTGACCGCGCTTGGCTTTGCGAACGAGGCGGCCCTGAAAGCGGCCTACCCCAGCAAGCTGCGCGGCCCCGGCGGGAACTATCACGGCCGCACCTACACAAAGCCCGACGAGGGGGCGATGCACGAAGCAGTGCTGATGTTCTACGGCGGCGTGGACATGGATGTTGTGAAGCGGCTGATGGGCTATGCTGGAAGGATAACTAACGCAGCAATTACGCAGCGCGCCAACTACTGGAAGAAAAAGCACCCCGCCGCGGCGCGCCGACTGCCGCACAGCCGGGCAAACCCGGCACAAATACGAAAAAAGGGAGAAATCAAGATGGACATTGACAAGAAAGGGCTGCCCGCGTACTGCTACGCCATAGCGCCCAAGACCGGACTGCCGGTACGGATTTTCCGGGGCGAGCACGCTATGTTCGGCGTGCGGCCTGACATGATGGTGAGCAAGGCCAACGCGCAGATCAGCGTGGACGCCCGGCAGGCAGCGGCCATGGTGGGGGGCGTGCTCTACGGTTGGGACGGCCCGCACGCCGACCCCGCCCAGTATGATGACGATGGGGTCTACATCGGCCCACAGTGAGGAGGAACTGATGGAAAACGAAATCAAAACCAACGAGGGGCAGCAGGCCCCGGCACTTGGGCTGCTGAATGCCAAGGATGTGGTCGTCAGCGTCGTGAAGGTGACGGCGGAGGGGGTGAGCATCAAGCTCTGGCCCGATGCCGACGCGGTGCGCGGCGTGCTGGGCGAGGCAGCGCAGCTGGCGCAGGTCCCCGGCGGGTACAGCCTGCGGCGCTACGTGTGCGGGCGGGCGCTGTACTGCGCCGTGCAGCTGGGCGACGCCACCCGAGACGCGCCCTGCCCGGCGGGCTACCATGTGCACAGCGACGCCAACCTCAACGAGGCCGACGGCAGCCTGATCGCGGCGGCGGCGGAGTGGGGCATCGGAAAGGGCGTGTTTGACCTGCCGCCCCTGCGCATCTCGGCGGGAAAAGTGCATATCGTGCCCAAGGCTAAGGACGGCACCAACGTCATTGAGCGGTACATCCTGGACGATGTGCTGACGCTGGACGACATCACCTACAACGATGACGAGAGCGTCGCCGCCCTGCGCGTGCGCAAGCGGGATGGGGGAATTATTGCATGGCAAGCAAATTGATCGCCCACCTCGCCGCGTGGTACATCCCGACCGGGCGCACCGACCTGGACGGCATGGAGGGCCTGACCGTGGACGGCGGCTACCTGCTGGAGGCCCGACGGATGCACACCGAACTGGAAGCCCGCGCCCGCGGCCAGCCCCTGATGGTAGAAATCGAGATCAAGCCGGTGCGGGACAAGCGGACGCTGGACCAAAACCGGCTTATGTGGGCCTTGCTGAACAAGTTGGCCCAGGCATTGAGCGGCGGCACCCCCGGCGGGGTGACTGCCGAGCAGTGCTATCTGGACCTTTTGGCCGACTACGGCGCCGAGGTGGAGACCTGGCGCGTGCCGCTCAAGGCACTGCCCGCGCTGCGCCGCGCCTACCGCGTTGTGCAGGTCGTGGACGTGCTGGAAGGCGGGGCGTGCATCGTGCGGCTGGGCATGGGCAGCTCGACATTTGACCGGGCGCAGATGCGGGAATTTATCGACCGAATCTTTGACCGGCTGGCCGAGGCGGGCGTGGACGATGCCGAGACCACCCAGCAGTACCGGGATTGGAGGGCAGAGGATGGCTAAAAGCATTTTGCAGAAGGATAAAGAGTGCTACCTTTGCCGCCGTTTCTATAACCTGCGCACGGTGCGCGGGCTGGAAGAGCACCACATCCTGTACGGCCGCGGACGGCGCGCGCTGAGCGAGCAGTACGGCCTGAAGGTGTGGTTGTGCCACGACCACCACAACGAGCCGCCCCTGGGCGTCCATTTTGACCCCGGTGCCCGGCGGGTGTTGGAACAGGACGCACAGTTCGCGTTTGATAACCTCCACGGCCCCGGCAGCTTTGCCGAGACGTTCGGAGAAGAAATTTAGTTTTTTATTAACTATAAAAAACAGCAAGGGGGATACCGATGCCTGAAATCGTAAACAAAAAAAGCGTGCTGGACATGGCAATGGGCGCAATTGCGGAGATCACCGACTACGAAGTCAACCGCGTCGTGGCCAACATCATGGACCCGAACACCGCCGCCACGGCCAAGCGTAAAATCACCATTACGCTGACCTTCGCGCCGGACGACTACCGCCAACAGATCGGCCTGGACGCCCAGGCGAAAACAACGCTGGCCCCTGTCCAGCCGGTGCGCACGGCCCTGTGCATTACCAAGGGCAGGGACGGCGCACTGCTGCTGGCCGAAATGACGCCCCAGGTGCCCGGGCAGGTGGACATGGACGGCGATGAAACACCCATTCCGGCAATGGCCCGCGTAGGCCGTGCCGGGTATTAACACACAGAAAGGACAAGGCAATGGAAAACAGCTTTTTGAAGGATGCCATCAACCGCATTGTTGAACTGGCAACGCCGTACACCATCACGACCGATGACGGTCGCCGGTATTGCTCCGCAACCTTGCGCGAGGTCAAGCCGGAGGTTGAACTCCCGGCACGGTACTCGGTGGATACTCTGGAGGCGCTGGTCAAGCTGATCCGCACTGAGGGCATCGACCACTCTCCCCGGCTGTATGTGCGTGTGGACAGCGCCCGGCGGGTCATGGTGGACACTACATACACGCACAAAGAATACGCAGAGTTCAGCCGCCTGCCGCTGTATGAGGCCGTGAGCGATGTGCCGAGCATTTCCGTCAACCAGGAGATGAGCCAGGAGCAGGCCGTCGTGGAATTACAGAGCCTGTACGCCGTTACCTCGGACCGCGACTACTTGCTCGACCTGCTGAACCGCATCGACGTCAATCAGGGCGTGTCCAGCGTGGACAATGGCGTCATGCAGGAGGTCAGCGTCCGCACGGGGGCGGTGCTCAAGGAGAAGATGTCAGTGCGGCCTATCGTTCGCCTGCAGCCCTACCGCACGTTTTTGGAGGTCAGCCAGCCCGTCAGCGACTTTTTGTTGAGGGTAAGCAAAAGCGGCTACCCCGCGCTGTTTGAGGCCGACGGCGGTGCGTGGAAGCTGGAGGCCAAGCGCAACATCGCCGCCTATCTGGCCGAGCAGCTGGCCGATCTGGTTGAGAGTGGCAACGTGGTGGTGCTGGTCTGATGCTGAACGTAGTTGCATTGCAGGGCCGCCTGGGCCGAGACCCGGAGATACGGCAGACGACGACCGGCAAGCAGGTGGCGACGTTCACGCTGGCCTGTGACCGCGGGCGCAAGGATGCCAACGGCAGAACCACTGCGGACTGGATCCAGATTGTGGCGTGGGATCGGCTGGCCGATTTTGCCGCCAAGTGGCTAACCAAGGGCCAGATGGTGACGGTGGACGGCAGGCTCCAGAGCCGCACCTATCAGGTCAAGGATGGCACCAACCGCACGGCGGTGGAGGTCGTGGCTAACAACATCAACTTCTGCGGCAGCAAGGCGGACAACCCCGCCCCGGCTGCCCCGGCGGGACCCCGCGTAGGTGCACCGGCTGCTGACTATAACCAGATGGACGGCGACGACTTCGCCACGATCGTGGACGAGGGCAACCTGCCGTTCTGACGTTTAAAACTTGATAAGACCTGAACAGGGATGCGCTGCCGAAAAACAGCGCGGCGCACCCCTGTATTAAGGTCAGCCTTTTTTAGAGGTGCTGACATGGACAAACCTGCTTTTTTTGCGATACTGCCCGCCGCCGTGCGGTACGATGCGCGGCTGAAACCGATGGAGCGGATACTGTACAGCGAGATCACGGCACTAGCCGACCAGACCGGCTACTGCTACGCATCCAACCGGTATTTTATCGAGCTGTACGGCGTGACGGACCGCGCCGTGCAGAAGTGGATAAAAGACCTCACAGTGTGCGGCTACATCACGGTAGAGGTGCTGGGCGGCGCTGGTCAGGGCCGGTGCGAGCGGCGCATCACCCCGATTTTTAGCTTGTGGGATGTGCGGCAGACCCACGAACAAAAATTCGGGGATACCCCCGAACAAAAGTTCGCCCCACCCCCGAACAAAAGTTCGGGTAGAACAATACAAGATAATAATACAAGTAATAACAACACAACGCGTGCGTGCGCGCGAGGGTTTGACCGGTTCTGGGCAGCTTACCCGCGCAAGGTCGGCAAGGGGGCCGCTGAACGCAGCTTTGAGCGCGTTCACCCGGACGCCTCCCTGCTGGACAAGATGCTGCGGGCCATTGAGACCCAGCGCCAGAGCGACACATGGCTGCGCGGCTACATCCCCAACCCGGCCACCTGGCTGAATCAGCGCCGGTGGGAGGATGAACCAGACGGCGTGACCGCACCGGCGGCGCAGCAGACACCGCACAGCCCGCCGCCACCAACGCCGGTACTTGACCCCGGCGGCGACATCACCAAATTATGGGGAGCGTGGGAAGAATGAGAGCCGAGGCGATAACGCATCAAGACGCATTCATCGGTGCGGCGATGATGTTGGGGGTATTAGGCCCGGATAATAAAAAAGCGGCCCGGGCTTCGGTGCTGAAGCTCTCCCCCGCCATGTTCGAAGAGGGCATTCGGCGGGCTGTATTCGCCGCCATGCAGCGAATGGCCTATGCGGGCGAGGATGTCGGCGACCCTGTGCTCATCGTCAGCCGGGCCGCCCAGGAAAGCAACTTGAACGTGGAGGACGTCAAGGTCTACGTCACCCGGGCGGCGGAGACCTGCCCGGCGGTGTCCAACCTGGACAACTACGCCGCACTTGTGGTCGAGGACTACCGGCTCGACCTGCTGCAATCGGCCCTGCTGGCCGCGTGCAGCAGCAACAGCAGCGCCGACCGCATCTGCGCCAAGGTGCGGGCCGCGCTGAATATGCAGGACGCCATTTTGGCTACCCAGGCCGACGGCAGCGGGCAGACGTTCGCCGCTGTGCTGGACAAGGCGGTGGCCGCGCTGGAAAAGCCGGACACCCTGCTGCGCACCGGATGGCGACAGGTGGACCGCTACGGCCTGTTTGAACCGACCAACACCGTGGTCGTGGCCGGGCGGCCCGGCTGCGGCAAGACCGATTTGACCATCAACCTGGCGGCACGGTTGAGCCTGCGGAAAAAAGTCTACTACCTGACGCTGGAAGAAAGCGCTGTGAAGCTGATGCACCGCATCATCTCGAAAACGGCCCGGGTCGACGCGGGCCGGATGCGGGATAGAAATTTAAGCCGGCAGGAATTAAACAACATCCGGGCCGTGCAGGCCATGATGGCGAACCACCACAACATGATCCTGGAAGATGTCGAGGACGTGGGCGGTGCGGCGACGCTGGACATGATCCGCGCCCGGCTGATGACCTACAAGCCGGATGTGGCGATCATCGACCACATCGGCCTGATCGCGGGCACTGACCCGCGGGCCAAGGAGTATGACCGCCTGAGCGAGATTACCCGGCAGTTAAAACTTTTAGCCATGCAGATGGGAATCGTCATCGTCGAACTGTGCCAGCTCAACCGCGGCGGCGCGGCGGCCCAGTACGGCACGCTGGCCGAACTGAGGGGCAGCGGCACAATAGAACAGGACGCCAACGCGGTTGTTATGGTGCGCACATTACCGCCCGGCGGGGCAGAGCTGCACGACACCAACGATTACCGGGCTACCGGTATTATGATCGCCAAAAATCGGGAAGGCGGTCTGGGCGAGGTTCCCATGCAGTGGCGACCACAGTACCACGACTGGATACCCGATGAAGACATCTACCAGCAGGACGAGGGCGGAGAGAGCTGCCCGAAATTTGAAAGCTACGTGCAACAGAAACTATGATTTTACAGGGGGATTTGCAAGATGGACAAAATCGCAATCATCAACTTGAAGGGCGGCGTGGGCAAGAGCGTCACCGCCTGCAACCTGGCCGCCGAGCTGGCCGCCAAGAGCCAGGCCGTGCTGGTCGTTGACCTGGACAAGCAAGGAAACACGAGTAAATTTTTCGGCACGCTGGACTACGACCGGCCCAGTGTGGTCGAGGTGATGCTGGGTGAGAATACCGCAGAAGAAGCACTGGTTTGTGAGACCGGCACAACGGCGGTACACCTATTGCCCTGCGATATGCGGATGCTGAAGGCGAACCGCACGATCCTGATGGACAACGGCCCGCGCCAATACTACCTGCGGGATGCGCTGGAAGCCGTGGACGATAACTACAACTACTGCCTGATGGACTGCCCGCCCGACCTGGACATGGGCAGCATCAACGCCCTGTGTGCGGCGGACTGGGTCATCATCCCGGTGGACTGCGATGAGTGGGCCTGCGACGGTATGCGGGAAATTCTGGACCAGATCGAGCAGGTGCAGATGTACTACAACCCGCGGTTAAAAATCATGGGCGCACTGTTGACCAAGTATCGCCGCACGAAATACGCGGCGGGCGTTACGTCGGAACTGCTGAAAATGCCCGGCGTGCCGTTGCTGCAGACGATCATCCGCTACACAGTCCGCGTCAGCGAGGCAAAAAGCGCCCATATGCCGCTGCGCGTTTTTATGCCGGACTGCTCGGCGGCAGCAGACTACAAGGCGCTGGCCGATGAGGTCGATGGCATTGTGTCCAAAGTGGACACGCCGAGAAAGGAGAACGCATGATGAGCAAGGGATTTGCAATTTCGGATATTTTGGGCGGCCAGGCCCGGCAGGGTGCCCCGGCGGGGCAGAAGATGCAGGTCGTCATGCTGCCCGCCGACGACATCGAGCCGAACCCGGAAAACAGCATCTACGAGATCGGGGATGTGTCGATGCTCAAGGCCGACATTGCCGAGCGGGGCCTGCGCAGCCCGCTGGAGGTTCTGCCCGCCCGGGCCGGAAAGTATATGCTGTTGGCCGGGCACCGCCGCTGGACGGCCTGCCGTGCCCTGACTGCCGAGGGCGTGGCCGGATTTGAGGTCCTGCCCTGCGTTATCAGCCAGAGTCAGGGCGCGGATGACGACCTGATCGCGCTGATTACCTCCAACGCCACGGCCCGCGAACTGACCGACGGCGAGCGGCTGCGCCAGTACATTGCACTGAAACAGGCCCTTGAACGTAAAAAGGCAGCGGGCGGCTTGGACGGGCGCGTCCGGGATGAGATGAGCCGCATTACCGGCGACGGCACCGGCACGCTGGGGCGGCTGAACGCCATTGCCAACAAGTGCATCCCGGCGGTTGTGGGAATGGTGGAAAAAGGGGAAATCAGCCTGGGCCGCGCCTATGAGTGCAGCAAGCTGTACAAGGTGCAGCAGGTGGAGTACGCGCAGCACGGCTACGCATCGCTGCCGGATGTGCCGGCCGCGGTACTGGACGAGGCTGTCAAGTGGGTGGTAGAGTGCGGGCTTGCTGAACAGCTGAAAAAAATTGACTATGTGCGGCGTGATAGATGGAATTACACGGACGGCAGCTTTGATGCCCAGGCCATGGAGCCGAAAGAACTGACGCTGGATGTGGATGGCGCGGACGTGCTTGTGAAAATCGAGGCGGACAGCAGATACCACCTTAGTGTCACTCAGCTTGACCCGGCGAAACCCGGGGAAGTTGTTGCGAGAACCGGATTGATGGACAGCGACCTGTATGACAAGGCCAAGGCACTATATATCAACCACGAGGCGCTGGAACAGTTTAAGGCCGAGGCTGCCGATAAAAAGGCGGCGAAAAAGCAGCGCGCCGCCGACGACCAAAAGTGGCTCACCATGGCCCGGCGGGAATTGGAGAACTTCGACCACTGGAACCTTGTGGACAAAAACACACGGTTAGGCTTTACCGTCCGCGCACGGCAGATGTCCGACGGCGGGCATCTGGTCGTGGCTGTGGATGATATGGCGCGTAAGGAACAGGCGCAGGGCTTGCCGTACCGGGAATGCGTGGCGGCCCGGTTTGACGCAAACGGCCAGCGCGTGGGACGGGATGGGGCGGTCGTGGCCCCGGATTGGCAAAAATGGTGGTACAACCCGAACGAGGCGCTGGAACAGTACATTGCAGAAGACATCAAGCGAGCCGCCATGAAGCAGGAGGGCTAGTATGACAGACCAAGACAAAAAGCGGTGGCTGTGGCGATACCAGGAGGCCGTGCGGATGGAGCGGGAACTTATGCAGGAGCTTGAAACGCTGAACGCCCGGGCCATCGGGATGACCAACGCCCTGACCGGGATGCCCGGCGGGGGCAGTGATGGCCAAAAGCTGCCGCGGGCTGTTGAGGGGATCGTGTCCGCCCGAAAAGAACTGCAGGCACAAATCGAAACCTGCAACGCAGTCCGGCGAGAGGTCAAGACGGCCATTGAGCAGGTGCCCGATGCCCGAGAGCGGGAAGTGCTGCGCAGGCGGTATCTGCTGGGCCAGCGGTGGGAGAACATCGCGGTCGAGACCCACACGGCGCTGCGCCATGTCTACCGGCTCCACCGGGCAGCGCTAAAAGATGTCATTGTATGTCACTAAAAATCATGCTAAAATGGTAGCATCAAGAGCCGTAGGGATAGAGATATCCCCGCGGCTTTTGTGCGTCCATCGAGACCTCCTGTTGCTAGTGGCATGGGTGCTGCGCTGATAGCGCGGGCCACGAGAAGCACCCGTCGCCCGGTGAGAACCCGGGCATTTTATAAGCTGCAGAGCCGACCCGTTCTATTCCCCGGTGGGTATGGGCGGCGCGCCCCAAAGCAACGGCGCGCCCCGGGTGCAAGACCCGGATGCGGTACCAATGGCGATGACGTCAGCGCTAATCTGCCCCCGGACGCCGGGGCTGGATTGCTGGCCAGCCGCTCCCTGCACACCTCTCCACGATGTGTCCCATGCAGGGCTTTTTCGCACGCAGGCGACCGGCGTGGATAAAAAAAGGACGCCTGACAGCCGGGAAAGACCGACGTGCCCGGCGGGCGGGAGAGACTCAACTTAGCTGTGTGACGATTGCTCCGTCCTGACTGCGCCGGGCATTTAATTTGATTTTTTGTGAGGTGAGCGCAGTGGCAAAACAGATATCTTTTGAGGATTTCTGCGAAAAATTCAAGCCGAAAAAGACAACGGACGACTGCTACACGCTGCCGACGATTTACGAGGTCATAAAAAATTGGGCCTGCAAGGAATACGACATCGACCCGGACAAAATCGTGCGGCCGTTCTACCCTGGCGGAGACTACGAAAACTTTGACTACGCGCCGGACGCAGTCGTGCTGGACAATCCGCCCTTTTCTATTTTGTCCCAGATATGCGAGTTTTATCTGGAGCGCGGGATACCGTTTTTCCTATTCGCGCCAAGCCTTACGTGCTTAAGTCAAAAGCGGGTGGCCATGCGGATGAATCATATTATCTGCGACTGTAAAATTGTGTATGAGAACGGCGCGGTTGTTCCGACGTCGTTTGTAACAAACTACGGCGGCGACGTTGTGGCGCAGTCGCAGCCGGAACTGACACAGCTGGTCAATGCGGAATCCGCGCGGCTGCGCCATGAAAAGGCGCGTGAACTGCCAAAATATGAGTACCCCTGGAATGTGCTGACGGCGGCTATGCTGCAAAAATACAGCAGGCATGGCGTGGATTATAAAGTACACCGTGGTGAATGTGAGCTGATCAAAGCACTGGATGCGCAGCGCAACGCTGAAAAAGCTGTGTTTGGCGGTGGGTTGCTGTTGAGCAGCAGGGCCGCAGCCGAAAGGGCCGCAGCCGAAAGGGCCGCAGCCGAAAGGGCCGCAGCCCATGTGTGGAAGTTGTCGCCGCGGGAACTGGCTGTTATTGAGTACATGGATAAGCGGTGCGGGGATGTGTCCAGGATGGACACGTAAAGGCTATGCGTGAATTTGCTAGAGCATTTTATAAGAGCCGAGCGTGGCAGCAGTGCCGCGCGGGATATATTGCGCAGCGGCGCAGCATTGACGGCGGAATGTGTGAAGTCTGCCACGAGACACCCGGATACATAGTGCACCACAAGCAGCACATAACGCCGCTGACCATCAATGACCCGGACGTGACGCTGAACTGGAACAATTTACAGTACGTTTGTAAGCATTGTCACGATGTTGAACATGGATATTGCGAAAAAACCAGCGCGGGCCGCGTACAATTTGACGCGGACAACAATCCCATACCCTCCCCCGTAAAATAACAGGCGGTCCGGCATATGGGACCGGTGGGGGGAGGTAGGTTTGGGCGGGAATGGAGCGCTAAGGGGGTGTAGTGGATGGAGAAAACCAGAGATCAGAGAATCAGCGCGGAGAGAAACCGATTAAACCGGATTTTGGGAGCGACCAAACGGAAAGACGGCCTGGAGCCGACGCCTAAAATCAAGGCGGCCAAAGGGCTGATTGAAAACGCGGCGTTCATGGCGGTGCACCTGCAGGATCTGCAGGCCGAAATGAACGAGCACGGCTGCGTGGAAGAATACCGAAACGGTGAGAACCAGTACGGCATGAAAAAATCCGCCGCCGCCGATATGTATACGACTATGTACAAAAATTATATTGCGACTATAAAGCAGCTGGCCGACCTGGCCCCGGACAACGTGGAAACGGACGAGCTGAGCTTGTTCATGCGGGACGGCGGACCCTGATGACGGCGCTGGAAGAATACGGCACGGCGGTACTGGATGGCCGCATCCTGGCCGGGGAAAAGATTAAGCGGCAGTACGAAAAACTGCTGACCGCCATGGCCTGCCCCAGCCAGTGGCATTTTGACGCGGCGCGCGGACAAAAGCCGATACGGTTTATTGAAACGTTCTGCCGCCAGAGCCAGGGCAAGATCGGAAGCCCTATCAAGCTGGAACTGTTCCAGCGGGCGATGCTTGAAGCGGCCTATGGATTTGTGGATGACCTGGATATCCGGCAGTATCAAGAGGTGCTGAATGTGGTTGGACGAAAAAACGGCAAGACCACGCTGTTGAGCGGCATCAATCTTTATATGCTGCTGGGCGACGGAGAGGGTGCGCCAGAGTGCTACTGCATCGCCACGGCCCGAGACCAGGCAATGAAAGGCTATACCGAGTGCTGTAATATGCGGCAGCAATCGCCGCTGATTTCTAAACACGTTCGCAAGCGGGTCGGCGATTTGTACTGCGCGGAAAACCTGGGATTTATCAAGCCGCTGGCCAGCAACACCAACAGCCTGGACGGCCTGAACGGGCACTGCATCGTCATTGATGAGCTGGCGGCTATTAAAAACCGTGACCTGTACGATTTGATGAAGCAGTCCATGTCGGCGCGGCGACAGCCTATGTTGTGGTGTATCACCACCAACGGCTTTGTACGCGGCGGCATTTTCGACGCCCAGTACGACTACGCTACCGGTGTGATCGAGGGGAGCATCCAGGACGACCGATTCCTGCCTATCATCTACGAGCTGCCGCGGCGGGATGACTGGACGAACCCTAAAATCTGGATCACCGCCAACCCCGGGCTGGGCAGCATTAAAAAAACACAGTTTTTGTCCGATTGCGTGCAAAAGGCCAAGAATGACGAGCAGTTTTTGCCGACGGTGCTGGTCAAGGATTTTAACTTGAAAGAAAACAGCACCAGCGCCTGGCTGACGTGGGACGCGCTGAACAACACGGCAACGTTTGACCCGGTGGGCATCCCCTACGGTATAGGCGGCATCGACGCGGCGGATAGCGTGGACCTTACCGCAGCGAAGATGATCGCTATGAAGCCGGACGACCCCAACATCTATGTGTTGAGTATGTACTGGATACCCGAGCGAAAGCTCGACGAGACGAAAGACCGACACCACCCGGACGATGCGCCCTACGCGGCGTGGGCCGCCCGCGGGCTTTTGCGGGTAGTGCCCGGCAACAAGGTCAACAAGCGGGTCTGCCTGGACTGGTTCCTGGAACTGCGGGACGAGCTGGACATTTATCCGCTGTATATCGGGTACGACCCGTGGCACATGGACGACAGCCTGCTGCTACAGTTTGAACAGGAGCTGGGACGGAATGTGATGCGGCCTGTGCGGCAGGGCATGGCGACATTAAGCCAGCCCATGAAAGACTTGAAGGCAGATTTCGAGGGGCACCGCGTAATCTACAACAACAACCCCATCGACAAGTACTGCCTTGCGAATACCTGCGCGAAAACCGATATCAACGGCAACGTGCAGCCGGATAAAGGCCAGTGCGCCACGCACCGCATTGACGGCACGGCGGCGCTGTTGGACGCCTATGTTGTTTTGTGCGATAAGAAGGACGAATACCTAAGTTTGATTTGAGAGGAGAGAGCGGATGGGACTGCTTGACCGGCTGCGCGCCGCCATGGGACAGCGCAGCATCTCCACCGTGCAGCTGATGCAGGAAACCGGCACACGGTACATGGCATGGCACGGCGGGCTGTATGACGCGGACGTTGTCCGCGCCTGCATCCGGCCCAAGGCCAAGGCCGTGGGAAAGCTGGTGGCAAAGCACATCCGGGAGACGGTGGACGCTGCGGGAAACCGAAGCATTGCCGTGAACCCGGCCCCCGGCATCCGGCGGCTGCTGGAAGAGCCGAACCCCTACATGACCGGGCAGGTGATGCAGGAAAAGCTCGCCACGCAGCTGTGCCTGAACAACAACGCTTTCGCGCTGATTGTGCGGGACGACATGGGGCTGCCCACGGCAATCTACCCGATTTTACCGCAGACCGCGGAGGCACTGTACAGTGCAGACGGTACGCTGGTGCTGCGGATGCAGCTGCCGAACAGTAAAATTTTTAATTTTGCGTACAGCGACATCATCCACCTGCGGCAGGATTACAACGAGGATGACATTTTCGGCACGCCCATCGGCGGGGTGCTGGCCCCGCTGCTGGATGTGGTAACGACGACCGACCAGGGCATTGTGAGCGCCATAAAAAACAGCAGCGTGGTACGGTGGTTGCTGAAATTCACGAACCCCCTGCGGCCCGAGACCTTAAAAGAACAGGCAAAGAATTTCGCCGACAACTATCTGGCTACGGCGAGCGGCACCGGCGTGGCCGCAGTGGACAGCAAGGCGGATGCGCAGCAGATCGACCCGAAGGACTACGTGCCCAACGCGGAACAGATGGACCGGACGACGCAGCGCATCTACGCGCTGTTCAACACCAACGCCCACATCGTGGACAGCAGCCGAAGCGAGGATGAGTGGAACGCCTACTTCGATGCCGAAATCGAGCCGGTGCTGCGCCAGCTTGGCGGTGAGTACACCCGCAAACTGTTCAGCTTGCGAGAACGCGGGTTCGGCAACCGCATCGTGTTTGAGGCGAGCAGCTGGGACGGTGCGAGCCTGGGCACAAAGCTGAACCTGATGCAGATGGTGGACCGCGGGGCACTGACGCCGAACGAGTGGCGCCTTGCGTTTAACCTGGCCCCGGTGCCGGGTGGAGACGCGCCCATCCGCCGTTTGGATACAGCAAAGGTTGAGGAAGGAGCGACGACTGAATGAGGCTGAATATCTACGGCGACATCGTATCGAACGACGATGCCTGGATTTATGATTATCTGGAAATGGACTGCACCTGCCCGAGCCGCGTGGTGGCGGCGCTGGAAGATGCCAAGGGCCAGGCTGTGGATGTATATATCAATTCCGGCGGTGGCGACATTTTCGCGGGGAGCGAAATTTACAGCGCAATCCGCAGCTATACAGGCAAAACCACGCTGCACGTTGTCGGCCTGGCGGCCAGCGCGGCCAGCGTAATCGCCTGCGCAGGGCGATGTCTTATCAGCCCTACGGCTATGATGATGGTCCACAATGTCAGCGGCACGTTCGGCGGGGACTGCCACGACATGGACAAGGCCGCAGAACTGCTGCGCAAGGCCAACAGCGCCATTGCGGCGGCTTATGTTGCAAAGACCGGCATGACCGAGGAAGAAGCCCTGGCCATGATGGACCATGAGACATGGATCACCGCAAAGCAGGCCGTGGAGCATAAGCTGGCGGATGCCATTGAAGAACCTGCCAAGCAGCCAATACAGATGGCTGCGTCTATGGGGATGGCGCTTAGTGATGAGACAAAGCAGCACATCCGCGATACCGTTAAATCTCCGGCAGCGCGAAAAGCACAGGCCGAGGTTAATATTTTAAAACTGAGAGGAGAACACAATGAAACTTTCTGACTACCGCAACAACCGTAAGGCGCTGCTGGATGCCGCGCAGAAGCTCATCGACGACGGCAAGCTGCAGGAGGCCGAGGCCAAGACCAAAGAGGTGGAGGCCCTGGACGCCCAGTTTGACAAGGAAAAGAAAATGCGTGACGCGCTGAACGCTATGAGCGACCACGGTCAGCTGCCCGAGGGAATGCACGGCGAGGGCCTGCTGAACCTGGAAAACGTTGAGGGCAAGGACATCGGTGCGGGGAGCAAGGCGTACCATGATGCGTTCTTTAAGCATTTGCTGGGCAAGGATGACGAGATGACCGCCCTGGAGAACGCCGCCTTTACCCACACGACCACCACGACCGCCGCCGTGTTGCCCACCACCATGCTGAACCAGATCTGGGATTTGGTCAGCGGCCAGCACAGCATCCTGGGCGATATCACCATCTACCGCACCGGCACCATTCTGGAAATCGTCAAGCATACCGCTGTGACCGCCGGTAAGGCGAAGAAGGTCAACGAGAACGCCGCCAACGATGACGAGAACAACACCTTTGTCAAGGTCACTTTGAGCGGCCATGATTTTAGCAAGCACGTCAACATCAGCTACGCCGAGGCCAAGATGAGCATCGACGCGCTGGAAAGCTACCTGGTCAACGAGATCAGCACGAGCCTGGGCGAGGCCATGGCCGCAGACGTTGTGGCCAGCATCGGCACCGGTATGGCTGCGGCCAACAAAGTGACCGGCGCGGCCGCCACGGTTACGTTTGCCGAGCTGGCCGGGCTGCTGGGCAAGCTGAAGCGCGTGGGCAGCTGCGTGGCCTATATGCAGCGCGGCACGCTGTACAACCAGCTTGTGTCCATGGTGGACACGACCGGCCGCCCCATCTTCCAGCCGAGCGCCCAGGTGGGTGCCGAGGGCAGCCTGCTGGGTGCTACCATCAAGATCGAGGATGCCGTTGCGGATGGCGTGATCCTGGTCGGCGACCCCAAAAAATTCGCCTACAACATGGTGCAGGACATCATGGTCGAGACTGTCAAGGACATCAAGAACCACGTCTACACCTACGCGGGCTATGCCCGCGGCGAGGGCACGCTGATCGACGATCTGGCGTTTGCCCAGTGGACGCCGAAAGGCATCGGCGGCTGATCGAGGGCTGACCGATGACCACTGAGCAGATCGCCGCCGCCAAGCTGTGGCTGCGCATCAGCACCGACGCGATGGACGAGGAAATCGGCCAGACGATGGATGCGTGCCTGCTGGACCTGCACAACGCGGGGGTGAATGCCCCACAGATGACAAGCCCGCTGGTGCAGCAGGCTGTGAAGCTGTACTGTAAAGCGCAGTTTGGCTTTGGCGACGATAACGACAAATTTGCCCGCGCCTATGAGTACCTGAAGTGCTCTTTGGCGCTGAGCAACGACGAGACCCAGTAAAGGAGGGCTGACCGATGGAACGTTCTGATGTGATGCAGCTGATCGCTGTGACATATAAAGAGGATGCCATCGGGCAGCGTATCCCTGCTGAAACTGCCCGCAATGTGTTTTGTAATGTTGCGAGTGTGTCGGCATCCGAGTGGTTTGAGGCGGGCCGCTCCGGAATGCAGGCCGCGCTGAAGGTGACGGTATTTGAGCCGGACTACCGTGGCGAGCAGATCGCCGTGGTGGACGGCGTGCGGTATGGGATTTACCGCACTTACCGCGCCAAAAACGAGACGCTGGAACTGTACCTGGAGGCTAAGGCGGGGATATGAGCCATAACGTTGACAAGCTGGCCGGTGAAGTCGCTGCGATGCTGGAAGCCTACACTGATGAGGTAACGGAGGCTGTTAAAGCAGAGTGCGAGACGGTCGCCGATGAATGCCTTAAAGAAATACGCGCAGCCAGCCCTGTGAAAACCAGAAAATATAAAAAAGGCTGGAGAAAAAAGGTGGAGTACGAGGGAAAAGGGGACATCCGAATCCGCGTTTACAACGCCAAGTATCCCGGCCTTACGCATTTGCTGGAAAAAGGGCACGCTAAAGTAAACGGCGGGCGGGTGGCGGCGATACCGCACATTGAACCGGCAGAACAGCACGCCGCAGAAAAACTTGTAAATAAGGTGAAGGTTAAAATCCGATGACGCTTGCCGAACTGAAAACAAAATTAAAAACCAGCGGCCTGCCGCTGGCCTACCGGCAATGGCCGGTGGCAAGCCCGGACGACCCGAACAGCGGCCCGCCGCCCCTGCCGTACCTTATCTATTATGAAGGCAACGTGGACACGCTGAAGGCCGACGGCGTGGTCTATTATAAAATCCACCACATTACGGTGGAATTGTACAGCAAGGAAAAAGACCTGGCCGCCGAGGCCGCGCTGGAACAGGCTTTTGACGGCCTGGGCTGGGTAAAAACGTATGAAGAATATCTGGACAGTGAGCATATGATAATGTGCTCCTACGATTTAACGATTTGAGGTGTAATTATGGCTGAAACGAGCGATAAGAACAAGGTACACTACGACCTGCAGAACGTCTACGTTGCGGAGGTCACGGTGGACGAGAGTGACGCCGTTACCTTCGGCACACCGGAGCGGCTGCGCGGCGCAATCAGCATGGATCTGTCTGCGCAGGGAGACACGGTGACGCTGCGGGCCGACGGCATCAACTACTATGTGAATAACTCCAACAACGGCTACCAGGGCGACCTGACACTGGCCATGGTGCCGGACTGGTTCAAGGAAAAGTATCTGGGCATGACGCTCTCCACCAAGGACAAGGTTTTGGTGGAAAACGCAACGACCGACAAGCCCAAGGCGTTTGCGCTGCTGTATGAGTTCCAGGGAGATGCCAACGCACGCCGCCATGTCATGTACAACTGCCTGGCCGCCCGCCCGAGCGCCCACGGCGAGAATAAAGACAGCAAGGTGAAGGCCGACACCGAGGCACTGACCCTGACGGCCAGTCCGCTGCCCGATGGCAGCGTGAAGGCCAGCACGACCGCCGAGACGCCGACGAGCGTGTACGAAAACTGGACAAAAGCTGTGTGGAAACAGGACACGGTGGCCTGAGGTGCTGAACGATGACGAAGACGATCGCTATTGACGGTAAAGAAATCACGCTGGCCGCCAATGCCCTGACGCCCCGGCTGTACCGCCACAAGTTCGGACGGGATATGATCCAGGACTTGAACCGGCTGCGCCGCAGCTACGCCAAAGCGCTGAGCCTGCCCGACGATGCCACCGAGGAAGAGCGGCAGGACGCCCAGCTGGAGGCGGTCGATCTGGAAATTTTTGAGAACGCGGCCTACATCATGGCGCGGCAGGGAGACCCGGCCAGCGTGCCGGACGACCCGGACGATTGGCTGAGCGGGTTTGAGACGTTCAGCATCTACGCCGTGATGCCCCACATTTTGGAATTGTGGGCCGGGAACCAGCAGACGACCGCCAAGGCTAAAAAAAAATAAGACCTACGGTGCGTGAAGAGACCGGGGCCACGTTTATGCTGCGCTGCGCAGAGCTTGGCCTGCGCGGGAACGACCTGGCCGGGATGACGATGGGCATGGTGTACGATATGCTTATTGAACGGGCCAACGACCACGAACAGTACAGCTACCGCGCCACGCAGGAAGATTTTGACAGGTTTTAAAAGGGATGTGTCCAGTGTGGACACATCCCGATTTTTATAAAAAGAGGAGGTGGTGGACATGGCAGACCGCATCAAGGGCATTACCGTACAGATCGGCGGCGACACGACCGGTTTGAGCAAGGCACTGAGCGGCGTTAACAAGCAGATAAAAACCACCCAGAACGAACTGAAGGATGTTGAAAAGCTGCTAAAGCTCGACCCAAGCAACGTTAAATTGCTGGCCCAAAAGCAACGGCTGTTGGCCGGTGCGGTGGAGGAAAGCAAGACCAAGCTGGACGGCCTGAAAGCGGCAGAAAAAGAGGTTAAACAGCAGTTCAAGGACGGCGTCATCGACCAAAGCAAGATGGACGCCTTTAACCGTGAACTTATCGACGCGAAAGAATCTTTTGATGCCGCCAAAAAGGCGGCCCAGGAGTTTGGCGGCGTTGTGGCACAGGAAATGCAGCTGGCCGGGCAGAAGGTTGGCGAGGTCGGCGAGAAAATCAGCGGAATCGGCGACAAAATCAGCGGGACGGGCAAGGCCCTGATGCCTGTGACCGGTGCCATTGTCGGCGCCGGTACGGCGTCGGTGGTGGCGGCCACGGATTTTGAAACCAGCATGGCAAAACTGAGCACAATCGCCGATACGAGCAAGGTATCCACCGAGGACTTGAAAGCCCAAATCCTGGATGTTTCAAATACCTATGGCGTGAGCGCGAGCGACATCGCCGAGGCTGCGTACAACGCTATCAGCGCCGGACAGGATACCGAGGACGCTGTGCAGTTTGTGGCAGACGCTATGCAGCTTGCGAAAGCGGGCTTTACAGATTCCGGCACGGCAATCGACACGCTGACGACCATCATGAACGCCTACGGCGACGCGAGCGGAAGCGCGGCGGATATCTCCGACCGATTGATCACTGCACAAAATTTAGGTAAAACCACGGTGGCCGAGCTTGGCAGCAGCATGGGTAAAGTCATTCCGACGGCGGCCATGTACGGCGTGAACCTGGACAACCTGGCCAGCGCCTATGTTACTACCACAAAAAACGGTATTTCTACGGCTGAGTCGACAACCTACATCAACGGTATGCTGAACGAGCTGGGAAAAAGCGGAAGTACGGCCAGCAACATCCTGAAAAATAAAACGGGAAAGAGTTTTAAAGAGCTGATGGACTCCGGCATGAGTCTGACGGATGCTTTACAAATCATCCAAGATGCCGCCGATGCGTCCGGCAAATCTATGGCGGATATGTTCAGCAGCCAGGAAGCGGCAAAAGCTGCGGCTACCATCACGCAGCACGCTGACGACTTTACAGAATCTATGGACGCCATGGCCGAAAGCAGCGGGAAAACTGCGGAGGCTTTCGCCGTTGTGGACGACACGACGGCGGCGTCCATGGAAAAGCTGAAAACGTCGGTGCAGAATTTAGCCATTCAGCTTGGGGATGTTCTGATTCCTGTTGTTGAAGCGGTCGTTGGCCATGTGCAGCGCATTGTGGATTGGCTGGGAAGTTTGGACGAAAGCCAGAAAAAGACCATTGTGACGGTTGCGGCCATTGTGGCGGCGGTGGGACCTGCGCTGATTATCATTGGAAAAGTGGTTAGTGGCGTAGGCGGAATCGTTGGAGGACTGGGCACGGCCATTAAGGTGATAGCGACGGTTGTAGGAATTATTACAGGCACCGTGGTTCCGGCAATCGCATCGGTTATCAGTTTAATAGCTGGTACGGTGATACCGGCCATTGCAGCGTTCGCCAGTATGCTCGCAGGCGCGGTTGTGTCGGCAATTACGGCGGTAGTTGGCCTGATTACTGGTACGGTGATACCGGCCATTGTGGGATTTGTCACGACAGTTGGTATTGTTCCGATTGCGATTGTGGCTGCGGTGGCGGCGGTTATCGCGGCAATCGCCTTGTTCGGCGACCAGATCCAGGCGGTGCTGCAGGGGGTGGATGACTTTTTGCAGGGCGTTTTCGCCACGGACTGGACGAATATCTTCGGCCCTGTGCTGGGTGAAGTGTTGAATGCTTTTTTTGCGAATGTAAAAAACATCTGGGACAGCATCAAGATGGTTTTTGACGGAATTATCGATTTCATCCGCGGCGTGTTCACCGGCGACTGGGAGCGCGCGTGGACCGGCGTGAAAGAGATTTTTGGCGGCATCTTCGACGGACTGAAGGCGGTGGCCAAGGCACCGCTGAACGCTATCATCGGCATGGTGAATATGGCGATCAGCGGAATAAACGGCGTGATCGGCGGGCTGAACAAGATACCGGGCGTCAACATTGGCGAAATCGGAAAAATCCCTTATCTTGCGAAAGGCGGCATTTTGAGCCGCGGCAGCGCAGTGGTCGGTGAAGCCGGGCCTGAGCTGCTGACGATGAGCGCGGGCCGCGCGGTCGTGCAGCCGCTTACCAACAACACAACGAATCATTCCGCCAGCTACGGCAACGTTACCATTAACGTCTACGGCGCGGCGGGGCAGAGCGTAAACGAACTGGCCGACATCGTAATGGAAAAGATGCAGGGGCACGTGGAGCGACGGGAGGCGGTGTGGACTTGAGGCAGAAATTTACTTTTAACGGCCACAGCAGCGCCGACTTCGGCCTGCACATCGACGGCAGCGGGGTCTGCAACGCTCCCGAACGGGACACCGACAGCCTTGTGATTCCGGGCCGAAACGGCGCGCTGACGGTTGATAATGGCAGGTACGGCAACGCAACGGTGGAGTACGCGGTCGGCCTGCACGGTGACGACACGCAGCCCCGGATAGATGCCGTGCGGGAATGGCTGCTGACCGCCGTGGGATACCAGCGGCTGGAAGACACCTACCACCCAGACGAATACCGGCAGGCCCGGTACAGCGGAAGCGTGGAGTGGGATATCAACCGGCTGGCGCGGTGCGGGGAGGCCACGCTGACGTTTGACTGCTGGCCCCAGCGATTTTTGAAGTCCGGCGAGGACGCGCTGACGGTGGCGAGCGGCGGGAAGTTGTACAACCCTACCGGCTGCGCGGCGCTGCCGCTGATACGGTTGACGCTGACCGGCGACGCCAAGCTCAACGTGGGCGGCGTCCAGATGAGCGTTGCCGAGCACATGGGACCAATGTGGATCGACTGCGATCTGCAGGACGCCTACTACAACAACACAAATCTGAACAAGTACCTGACAGCGCCGGAGTTCCCGGTGCTGGGGGCAGGGGCAACGCAGGTAAGCTGGAGCGGTGGGATCAGCAAGTGCGAGGTCGTGCCGCGGTGGTGGAGGCTGTGAGGGGGAAAGAGCAGTTAAGGCAAGGCCGCCCCTCATCCGGCCCTGCGGGGCCACCTTCCCCCGAGGGGAAAGGCTTAGGCGTCGAAAGGATGTGAGGGAAAATTAGTTATCCGAGATATTATGACGGCACGACCGGTTTGCAGGGCAACGGCGTGGGGGTGCTGCGGGATGCTGTCCGCTGTACCGTGACCGAGGAACGAAACGGCGCTTTTGAACTGGAAATGGTCTATCCCATCACTGGGCAGCATTACAGCAGCCTGGCGCTGCGCGGGCTGATTCTGGCGAAGCCGAACCCCTACGGCGAGGCGCAGTATTTCCGCATTTATAAAATCAGCCGCCCTATAAACGGCCAGGTGACGGTCAACGCGCAGCACATCAGCTACGATTTGAGCGGTATTCCGGTGGGGCCGTGCAAGGCGTCGAACGCAGCACAGGCCTTGCAGCAGCTTAAAAGCCATGCGGAGGTGAGTTGTGATTTCACTTTCTGGACAGACATCCAGACCGTGGCGGACTTTACCGTTGCCGTGCCCAGCAGCCTGCGCAGTCTGCTGGGCGGCGTGGAGGGCAGCGTGCTGGACTGCTACGGCGGCGAGTACGAGTGGGACAATACCACCGTAAAGCTGCACAGCCAGCGCGGCACCGACCGCGGCGTGACGATCCGCTACGGAAAGAACCTGACCGACCTGACCCAGGAGGAAAGCTGCGCCGAGGTCTACACCGGCGTCTACCCCTACTGGGTGGACAGCGATGGCAACGTGACCCAGATCACCGGCAGTCCGGTGGTCAACGTGCCGGACGGCCAGTATGACTTTGTGCGGGTGCTGACACTGGACGTGAGCCAGGATATAAAAGAACAGCCCACCGCCGCCCAGCTGCGGCAGGCCGCGCTGGATTATATCAGCGCCAACAAGGTGGGCGTGCCGAGGGTGAGCCTGACAGTAAGTTTTGCCCAGCTGGAACAGACCGCCGAATACGCCGACATGGCCCTGCTGGAGCGGGTGTGCCTGTGCGATACCGTTCATATGCAGTTTGCGAAGCTGGGCGTGAGCGCGGATGCCCGGTGCATCAAAACAGTCTATGACGTGCTGCTGGAACGGTACGACAGCGTAGAGCTGGGAGACGCCCGCAGCAGCCTGGCCAACACCGTGGCCGATATGGGAAAGACCGTACAGAGCACCGTGAACAAGACGCGCAGCGACTTGGAACGGGCCATCGACCGCGCCACACAGCTTATCACCGGCAATCTGGGCGGCTATGTGGTGCTGCACAGCTCCACCGGCGCGGATGAGCCGGACGAAATCCTTGTGATGGACAAGCCGGAAATCGCCAAGGCCACAAAGGTCTGGCGGTGGAATCTGGCCGGGTGGGGGTACAGCAGCAGCGGCTACGGCGGGCCGTACCGTCTGGCCGCCACGATGGACGGTGCGATCAACGCCGATTTTATTACGACCGGGACAATGAGCGCGAATCTTATCCGGGGCGGTGTTCTGCAATCCACCAACGGAAAGTTCGTGTCCAATCTGGACACGGGCGTCACGACTTTTAATGGCGGGCTGGTGGTGAATAGCGACAATTTCAAAATCGGCTCGGACGGGTCTGTTGATATCACCGGTAAATTCACTTCGACGGTGTCGGAGAGCAAGTGCGTCATCGACGACGCCAAAATTGAAATGTACCGAAAGACTAACGACGGCAACTGGCACATGGGCGCGTTTATGTCTACGTGGGGCGCTAATAATGCCGTTGGCCGCCTCGTTCTGTACGGCCCGGCGGCCAGCAACACCAATGACATGATCGAGAACGTCACGATGGCGGGCCAGTATTCCGGCGGCGCTATCGCGATCAGCGACGCAAAAGGCAATGTGAAGGTGCAGCTGGGCGTGGACGGTGCTGGCGATGGCTATGTGTTGGTCAACGGCAGAATGATACAGTGAGGTGGTTTTAAATGGCGGCAGCCAATTACAGCCCACCCGCTACAGCGCTTATCAAGGCGACGCGGGCGGATTTTGACCGGCGGGACGTTGTGCAGCCGGTGCATCTGGTACAGTACGACGATACGCTCCCGGTGCTGGCCGTGGCCCTGTACAAGGGCGGGCAGCCCTGGACACTGCCCACCGGCGCAGATGTCAACCTGCGGATGGATAAAAAGGACGGCCACTATGTCTACAACCCTGCGCTGGGCGTGAGCAGCGACCGCAACACAGTTTATTTGGCCGTGACAGCGCAGATGACGACCGGCTACGGCACGTTTGACCCGGTGGTAGAGGTGCTGGCGGGCGGCGGTGTGGCCGGTATGGCCGCGCTGCGGCTGGAAATTGACCGGAACCCGGTGCAGGATGGCATGATCGAGAGCACGGACGAGTACAAGACCGTGCAGGCGCTGGCCGCTGAGGTGGCCGCCAACGCCAAGATCGTGCGGGATAATGAGGCCGGAATCCAGGCTGTGCACGAAAACATCGAGGCCATCAAGGCCGCGCCTTCCAACGCCACGGCTGCTGCGGCCAGTGCCAAGGAGGCCCGCAGCTGGGCCGTTGGTGATACAGCATCCCGCCCCGGCGAGGGCATGGACAATGCCAAGTATTACGCCGCGCTGGCCCAGCAGGTCAGCCAGGGCGCGGTGGGCTGGTACCCGAATTACGAGGCACTTTACGCCGCGCACGATACAGGCTACGACGGAAACTGGGCCATTGTGGGAGACACAGATACCATCTGGGTGTGGGACAGCGATACCGGGGTTTGGAAGGACACCGGAGAAAGCAGCAAGTTTGCGAATTATTACGATAAGACCCAAATCGACGCCATGCTGGCCGCTATGAAATCGAAGCTGAAAACCGTAACGGTGGCGACATCGGCCTGGACGGCTGGCGACTACTCAGTGTCGTGGGACGACGGAACCAGCACGAGTTATACGCAGTGTGCTACTGTCACAGTTTCCGATGTGACGGCAGACAGTCACATCGCGGTAAGCGACCGCACGAGGGTGACGGATGCGGTGCGGATGATAGCCGCGCTGGAACCCGGGGCGGGAGTTGTTAAGTTTTATGCGAACAGTGCGCCGACGAGCGCGGCGGTGTTTGTGGTGGAGGTGAGTGTATGAGTGGAGCGGCGAATAATCCGTATAAGCAGGAAGCACCCGACAAAACGCTTACGAAAGAGGGCGTTGCTGCTGATGCTAAGGTTGTGGGTGATGCACTGACTTTAAAAAAAATAA